TGAGCAGAACCTGAACACGATGAAGTTCGTCGGACATGGATTTCCAATTCCAACCGGCCAAACCAAGGACGATTGTCAGTAAGAAGTTCCAGCCCATCATCAGTTCAGGTGTCATGCTGCCTTCCTAATTCAATCTTCGATGCCGTTGGCGGCCTTTATTCGACCAATCACAGATGCAGGTTCTTCATCAGCAAGAATGAAACCCATGTTTTCGTTTAGCGCAACTTTCGTAAGGTACTTGTCTGCGGTATGGGTTTCTGGGTCAAAGCCCACTGGCTGAGACATGGTGAACATGACACGAGTTGCATCGAAATAATGCGTGTTACCAAATTCGTCTTTGTACGGTACGAACTTCATCTTATTCCTCAGTCACTTGTTCGTTTGGTGCCAGTGGGATGGGGGGCAGGTCGGACAAATCGTCTGCAAGTTCTTCTGGAATAGAAGATGGATAATCCCGCAGTGCCTGACGATAAGTCGCCCAGGCTTCACGATCAGAAGCAAAAGCCGTAAATGACGCCGCGTTCTCTACAGAGCGCAGCATGTCGATGTCGCTTTTTGCGAGCTTCGTGTTCCGAGTATTTCGGATATGTTCCATTAACTTTTCACGGTCTTCATAAGCCATGCTGGTTTACTCCTATCGGTGTGTTAGACGGCCATCACAGGCCGTCTACGTTTGTGCTATCAGCAATGGTCGGGTCTTCCGTCGTGTATGTACTCGGGAAGGCGCGTTTAGTTCCGTCCGCAGCAACGCCCCAGATGATACGAATGCCGCCCATGCCACCGGCACCGCCGCCCCAAGATGTCCCCGAGCCGCCGCCACCGCCGCCGTGCATACCGCCGTTGATGTATTGGTTCTGGACGCCGCTGTTGCTCGTTTGGGGGTTTTCTCCGTAGCTCCCGCGCGAGCCACCAGAGCCGCCCCCGCCACCATAGTAGTAAGAGCTGGTGCCGTCGGCCTCGTTGTTGGAGGTGTATTGCCCCTGAGTTCCGCCGTAGCCCGAACCTGCCAAATCGGAGCCACCAGAGCCTTGGCCGTCCAAGCCAACCCCGCCACCAGCCGAACAGCCGTAAGTAGACGAGTATGCGTCCCCGGCACCGCCGCCGCCGCCACTACCGTTGGTGTTGTTGGAATTAGAGCCGTGGCCGGTGTAGCCAGCAGCACCCGCTCCGGCACGACCCGAACCGTACCCGCCTCGGTATGCGCCGTAAGTACCATAATGAGTAGAGGCAGCAGCAGAACCTGCGTCGCGGCTATTGTTGGAGTTATAGTATTCAACAAAGGTCAAGTTGGCAGGCTGCGGATTGCTGCGTGCGTTGAGGGGAGTGCCATGACCGTTCTGGTAGCCAGCGCCGTAGCCAATCACAATAAACTCGTTGGCCCCAAAGCCCGCGTCGTTTACCCGACGCATCCATGTAGAACCAGCCCAGTAGGAGCTATTGCTGCTCTCGGTACGTCTGCCGAGGCCGACAGCAATCTCAAAGGTTTCACCAGGCGTGCAAGTTACTTCGTTGACCCAAGCAAGTCCGCCAGAGCCGCCGCCATCTGCCGACCAATTGTATGCTCCCATAGAACCTGCACCTACAGCTACGACCGAAAACTCGGTTACGCCGCCAGGTACAGTCCATAAGAATTTAACAACCATACCGTTGGAGTTGGTGTTTGTGAGGCTGCTGCATTTTGGCCCTAAGTAGCCGTTGGTGCCAGACGAATAGCTCCAGCCCTCGGTGTAAGTTAAGCCGTAGTTTTCATTGTAACGGTAAGGGCTGGTTGAGTAGCGGTTATTTGTACGGCGGCGCAGCGCCCCACTGGAAATTTGTGGGTTCCAGAGGGCACTGAACTGTGCGCTGGTCAACAAAGTTGTGGAGTTTTCCGCGACTTGGTAGCTCACCGGGTTGGTCTTTGCACTGCCAGGGCCAAAGTAAACGGCATCAAATGGGTCGCCATACCTAATTTCGCCAGAGAAAGTTTCCTGAACCTGCCCGTATGCGCCTAGATCGGCGACGATTGTAAAGCTGTGTTGACCGCCTGGCGAAACGATGTCCCCCACACCATCAATATAGACTTCGCCCGTGCTGGAATTGATCTGCGGGGTCACCCCAAAATCAAAGCCGGAAACGTCTTTCAACGAGAACACTGCGCTCGCATATGTGGTTGTTGGCCCCGCGATAAGAACAAAATTCCCTACCGTGTTACGCACAATCGTTTTTGGCAACACGCCTGACCAAACGGGTGTGGTGCCAACTGGAGCGACAACGAGCTTATAGTAAACATCGAAGTTGTCGTAGTTGTCGTTGTAGTTGATCTTCCAGATGGTTGTCCCCTCTACAGTAGGGGTACCATAAATCCTGGAGTTTCCCCATCCAGTATCAGCGCCATCTGCCGTAGTTGTGAGGCTAATGCCAGATGGAGTAGAGCCACCAACGGGGTCCACTATTGTCTGGGTGATCGTACCGCTGAAGCCCTCATAGGCGCTGTCAAAGTATATGTATTGCTTTTTAGTTTCGAGCGCGGTCCCGGCGTCTGTTACGACGGTATATGTCTCGCCAGGCTTCATCGCTCCGACAAAGTTCGCGCTACTGTTGCTGTTGTTGCCTTTCATAATCCTAACCAGCTTTTTGGTTAGGTCGACTTCCCGCCATGTGTAGGCGACACCGTCGGAGGACAGGAAGAGGTTTTCACCTCCATCCTCTGCGTCTGGGAGGACGTAATCACCGCCCTTGGCGAACTCGATAAAGTACCCAGCCGCCATATCTGCGGCCATGTCATCAGACGTGTGATCGGAAGTGACGATGTAGACCGAGACGCCGTGCTTGAAGAGATCGTCCACAAGGTAGGTTGTGCCAGACTGCCAGACGCCGCGCCAGCGCACGCCACTATTGAACTTCTGCCAGTTGCCGGCAGCAAGGTCGGTTGCGAACGTGGTAGACGCGTGGGGAAGCAACGAAATGTAGGTATTACCGCCATAAGTGACGACCTCGTCGATGCCGTACTGAGTGGCAGTCGACCAGTCACCTGTGTTCTTGTAGCCGTAGACCAGCTTGTCCCATGTCGCGGTCGTGGTCGGATTTACGTTGCTGTTGTCTGCCTTGGCTTGGAAGACCGAGCCGCCGTAGCTGACAACCTGGCCAACGTAGTATTGCGTCGCTGAAGACCATACGCCTTGATAGGAGAAACCGCTGGAATACTGCTCCCAGTAGGTTGCGTCAGTCGGCAGGTTGCCAGTGGTATCTTGCAGCGCAATGTACGCGTTGGAGCCATAAGTGACGATGTCGCCAATGTGGTACTGAGCAGCGTTGTCGTAGACGCCGTTAAAGGCCACACCACTAGAGATAAGCTCCCAAGTCGCGGTTGTTGGCAGGTTACCAACCTGCTCCTGCTTAGCGCGGTACAAGTTGTTTCCGTAGCTAACCAGATCGTTAGTGTAGTACGTGGTGCTGGCGTCGTACGCACCTGTGAATTTCGTTCCCGAAACCAAGACTTCCCAGTGGGCGGTGTCAGTTGGGATGTTCCCTGTGGTGTCCCCCAGCGAACGATAGATGTTAGGCCCGTAGGCAACAATTTCATTTGCTACGTAGCTAGTGCTGTTGTTGTAGACCCCAGAAGCAACGATGCCCTCGACGAACTTCGCCCAGTGAGCAGTGCTTGAGGTGACGTTACCTGTTGTGTCAACCTTAGCGATGTAAACACTTCCGCCTGCCTTAACGACGTCGTTCTTCTGGTACGCTTTGGTGATGTCGAAATCACCTTCCCACTGAATACCGTCAGCAAACTGCGACCAGTAGGTGTCGTTCGGAGGTGTGTTGCCTGTGGTGTCGAGGATACAGATGTACACTTTACCGCCGTGAGCCACGCCGTCGCCGATGCGGTACGAAGTTCCGCTTTCATACTCCCCTTGGAACATGAAGCCTTCGACCATCAGCGCCCAGTAGGCGGTGTCGGTTGGCAGATTGCCGGAAGTTTTCAGGCCATAAGTGTATACATACACGTTACCACCATACTTAACGATGTCGTTTGACTCGTAAGTGGTAGACGAGTTCCAGTCGCCTGCAAAATGAAAGCGAAGTTTTCCGAGGTCGATTAGCTGTGTCATAGAATTTTCACCTGTAAGTGTCCGCGATCCCAAACAAATCTAAGCGTGTCCTGAGTCCAGACCCAATGCTTATAGTCGTTAGGATCAATAACGTCTGGTTGCGGGAGAACGACAGGTGACCCATCGTTGATTACCTCAACGTTCAAGCCGCCGTCATCGTGGTTGAGTCGAAACCCATAAAAC